CAAGCCCAAGCAGAAGCGCCGCTCCGCGCCCCGAAAGAAGAAGTAAGCCATGAGCCTCGTCGCCCTCGCCAGCGCCCAAGCCCGCGCCGGGTCAGCCGTCACGCAGGAGATGATCGACGGGGTAGAGCTGTGGCTGGCCGGCGAGATTGGCCCGCTGACCGGGGAACGGACCGAGACGTTCTACCTCAGTGAGCGCAGGGATCTCGGCATCGTCGACGGGCTGTGGCTCAGCCGTCGCACCGATAGCGTCACGCTGACCAACGACGGCGCCTCCCTGACCGTGGATACCGACTATCGGCTCATCAACGGTCTGCTCATCGTCCATGTTCCAACAGGTGCAGGCTGGCTCGAGACGATGGTGGCGCAGTACACCCCCACCGACGAGGACTTGGTGATCGAGGCCATCTACGACCTGCTCACCGTCCGCTCCCTGCCGAGCAACCTCCAGTCCGTCCGCATCGGGGCGTACTCCGAGACGTATGGAACAGGGGGATCGCTGAATCCGGTCGTGACCGGCATTCTGGGGCGGGTCAAGCCCGCTGTGCGCCTTGGAAGGTACGCCAGTCCGTTCCGCTACCGCCGCACGCGGGAGGACCGCACGCTCATCGAGGCCGTCGAGTCGTGAGCGACGAGGATTGGGAGTGGGAGGACGAGTCGGTCACTCTCATGGTCGGCTCCGCGCAAGCGGCCGGCGGAGCGATGGACGATGACGGCGACGAACCGCTCGACCTACGGTGGCAGTCGCTCTACGTCCCTGACATGACTTCGATGACCGGCTGGGCGGTGCACCGCGTCCGTGATCGCACTCCGCAACCACAGGCCCGCGCCCGACGCGTCGGGTTCCGCATGATGCGGAGGAAGCGATGACCGCCTTCTTCGGACTCCTCAACCGCACCATCGCCGTCACTGGCTGGACCGAGACGGGCACCGATGGGGGAGGGCAATCGACCGGCTCCTTCACCTCCAAGGGCTCGGTCAAGGGCAGGATCGACCCCAAGGTCACGCCCGACGAGGTGAACGGCCCGGACCTCAACCCGGTTATCAGCGAGTACATCGCCATTACCGCCATCCCGAGCTTCACCATCACCGAACGCGACGTGCTCACCGCGGATGCCGTGACCTACGAGGTTGTGGGAGTGGCGACGCTGTACGGCCGCTCCACGGCCCATCACCTCGAGATCGACCTGCGAAGGATCGCGGCATGACGTTCAAGATTCGTCGCTCGGGCATCGTCGCGCTCCAGAACGAGCTATCCGATGGGCTGGAGGCCGTGGCCGATCGGCTGCTGGCGGAGTGCCAAGCGAGGGCTCCGGTGGAGACCATCCGCGACCCTGCCTTCACGCGCGACACGCTGCACACCGACAAGACCCACTCCCGCGAGTGGCCCCGCCCAGCGGTGTTCGTGGCGACGGCATCGGGCGACGGCTTCTTCGTCCATGAGGGAACCGTGGACACGCCGGCCCAGCCGTTCATGTCCCAAGCGCTCGATTCGATCCAGCGCCAGATACCCTCCATCATCCGCTCCGAGACCAGGGGCCGCGAGTACGGGATCTTCCGACGATGACAATCTCTTTGGAAGAAGTTGACGGCATGATTGACGTCGACAAGGGCACTCCACCGTTCGACTTCGGAGAGTTGGTCGTTGGTGAACCCGACCGGTTTCCGTGGTTGATGCCGGTTCTCGGTGGTGTGGCATTTGGGGCTTACATGTTCATGTTGATTCTCGGGAAGGCCCCCTGGCAATGATCGACGCCCACAGCGCCCTGCGGCTGCACCTGCTCGAAGCCTCCGACCTACGGACGCTGCTGGGCGGGCCATACGTCTACTGGCCCGAGCTCCCTGCGGGTACCAGTGGGGCCGCCAAGCGCGTCGTGTTCCGCTTCAATGGTGGCTCGGCCGACGACGACCTACCCCTGCATCGCTATACGGTCAACTTCCGCTGCTACGGCGAGACGGCCTATAAGGCGTTCGAGGTCTATCGCGAGCTGCACGACCGGCTGGTTCGGACGGGGCCGTTCATCGTGACCGACACCTTCCCGAACCCCGATGAGCATGTGGCCTTCTACAACGTGGCCGAGATCACACCGGGGCAGCCGCTCCAAGATCCGGGAACGGGCTGGCACTACACGTTCAGCGTGTGGAGCGCGACGGTTGCAACGACCGGAGTGGTCGCGCCTACGTTCCCGAGCTAGGCGGCGGCCCAGAACGGGTCAAGCACCCACACGACCTGATTGCCTACGTCGATCTTGCGCCATTGGCGCGAGCCGGGATTCGGTGACGCGCCCGACGAACTCGGCTGCTTCGCGCAGTAGAGGAGAAAGCGCGGGTCCGTCAGCAACTTCTCAAGCGCCCGAATGGCGTCCATCTGTGGAGTGTACATGCTCCCCCCACCCATCCTCCCCTCGAATCTCGACGCCTTGCTCCGCCTCATCAGCAATGGCCTCGTCTACCCAGTCCCCGTGAGAGGCGCTAGGGCCGACTGTACGGCCCGCGAGACCCATGACATGCAGTTGTGGGTGACTGGCTCGCTTTCGGGGCGCGACGTGCGCCTCAACAAGTGCGCCAACTGTGAAGCGGTCGAGGTCCGCGACGTGAGCCTTGACCTTGCCATCGGAGACACCCGTCTTTCGAGGCGCCCGCTGAATCGGTTACTTGGCTGGTACACCGGCCGTCGCCAAGCCAACCGAACTTACGCACGAAGCCGGTAGCAACCGAATAGGAGGATGCGGCGATGGCCGTTTCTAGCAGCACCGCGTCGAACCTCGTTATCGGGGCCGGCGATGTATTCCTCGACGGCTCGGATGTCGGGGCCACCCAAGATGCGAACTCATTCGCCGTGGAAACCGAGTGGACCGTCCCTGACCTCAACGGCGTGCCCGGCGAGCTCCAGGGCATCCGCTACAAGCAGAACGAGACCGTCCGCCTCGGCGTGACCGTGGCCGAACTGACCGGCGCCAAGCTGGTCGCCGTCCTGCCCGGCTGGGACACCGCGACCAACGGCACGATCACCACGATCGACACCGACGACACCCGCCGGATTGCCACCGCCGACTACCACGACTGGGTTCTCCAGGTCGACGGGCTCGACGGCAAGCAGTTCAACTTCTACGCCGACAACGCCATCAACGAAGGCGGGTTGGAGATGGAAGCCAGCGACGATGGCAACCTGAACTACCGCGCCGAACTGATGTCAACCTGGGACGGGGCCGACCTCACGACCTCGCCCTTCCGCATCAAGATCATGACGGGCATCTCGTCCTGATGATGCAGCCCACCCCCCTGCGGCCTGACGATCAGGTCGCGGGGGGCTTCATTGCCATGCGCCTCGGGGGACAGTCCTTCGAGGTCAAGGTCCTGCCGATGGCCCTGTCCCGGAAGTGGCTGGTCGACGCCAAGGCCGCCATCGTCACTCTCAAGGGCACAGCTGAGGGGCTGGACTCCTTCGAGGACATCGCCGACTTCATCGCCGGCCAGTCCACAGCCATGATGGACCTGCTCATCGCGTATGACGCCCTCGGTGACAAGGTGCTGCCCGAACGCGAGTGGATCGACACCACGGCCACCGATACCGAGTGCTACGACAGTTGGAAAAGGGTCACGGCCGCGACCAGCCCTTTAGCCCAGGAGGCGCTGCGTATCGTGCCGGATCTCATGCCGGTCCTGATCGACGCCTTCCGCAAGGCGGTGACGCGGGGGACGGCGATAGGGCTGATCGCTATGAGCTCGTCGAAGTCTACGAGTGGTTCGCCGCCGAGTACGGATGGAGCCCCGGTTTCCTCGCCGCCCACCTCACCGACGAGCAGTTCGCGCTCTACGCCCAGAAAGGCGCGACGCGTCGCAAGCACCAAGCCTTCGCCGAGCTCGACCGCATCGTAAGCGGCACGTCATGGGGCGTGTCCATCGCCTTTGACCACAAGGGCCGTTCTGCTCGGAAGTGGCAGGGCATCCGAAACAAGGTCATGCGTGACACCGGCCAGTCCAAGGGGCTGTCGGGTGCTGCGCTCGAAGCCGCCGTCATGGGTATCGCCTTAGCCGATCCGTCCCTGGTCAAGATAGAGCCGCGTCAAGCGGCAGGAGCGCCGTAGAGATCCCGATTGTCGCCGACGCCGCGGTCGCTGTGAGAGGCGATCTGAGCCAGTTCAACCGCGACCTCAAGACGGGTGCCACCCAGGGCACCAGGACCTTGGGCGGGATGCTCAAGGGCGTGTTCAGCCCGCGCAACCTCGCCATCGCCGGCGTGGCAGGTGGTATCGCGCTGGCCGGGGCCATCACGGCGGGACTGGCGGATGCGGTCCGGGCGCTCATCGACATCGAACGGCTGAACGCCCAGACCGACGCGGTTATCAAGTCCACCGGAAGCGCGGCCAACGTCACTCGGCAACAGATCGAGGATGCTGCCGAGGCAGCGGAATCTGCGACGACCATTCAGCGTGAGTCGGTGCAGGAAGCCCAGAACATGCTGCTCACTTTCACCAACGTCCGCAACGAGGTGGGTGAGGGCAACGACATCTTCACCCAGGCCACGGATGCGGTGCTCGATATGTCGGTGGCACTGGGGACCGATGCCAAGGGCGCGGCCATCCAGCTCGGCAAGGCCCTGAACGACCCGATCAAGGGCGTTACTGCACTGACTCGCGTGGGCGTCACCTTCACGGATCAGCAGCGTGACCAGATTGCGGCGATGGTGGCCTCAAATGATCTGCTCGGTGCTCAAGGCATCATCCTAGCGGAGCTCAATAAGGAGTTCGGAGGTTCGGCCGAAGCCTTCGCCGGCACCACGGCTGGCAAGGTGCAACGTTTCCAGAACGATATCGGCAACATGTTCGAGTCCGTCGTGGTCGGCATCGTGGACATGGCGGACGAAGCCACCGCGGCCGGCGAGGCGGTCGGCGGCTGGGTTGTGGATCAGAAACTTAACTTCGGGGCCTACGGTGAGCTGATTCACCGAGTCGCCGACGACACGGGCTCGACCTTCCAAGAAGTCAAGGACCAAGTTCTCCGCAACATGCGCGAGATGGGAGTTGGGTTCGAGGAAGCGATGGACATGGTGCAGGGCACCGCTGCCACCACGGCCGAACGCCTGGATGGTGAGTTCCGCATGATCGCGCAGTCGCCAACCGCGCGACTGAACGAGGCCATCCCGGACATCACGGCTTCGGCTAGGGCTGCTCTGAGCGACCCGATCATTGAGGCGTTGTTGGGCGGCAAGGCCGAAGCCGAGCGTATCGCGTCGGAGACTCCGGGCGGTATCGCCCAAGCCCTGTTGGACGCGCAGTTCAGCGTTGAGGACGCCGCGGCGTCGATCGCGCAGGCGATGGAAGACGCACTACACCCGATGATCGAGATGGCCCAGATCACCGGGTTCCTGTCGTCATCTGAGTTGGCGCAAGGACTCCAAAGCAACATCCCCGCTGTTCGAGCTAGGGCGATGGAACTCAAGGAAGCAGCGGAGGGTCGCTTCCGGGAACTACAAGCTGCGTCTTACTCCTATGGCTTTAACACCGGCACGTCATACGCCGCCGGCATGAAAGCCGCCTACGGCTGGGTTAGGGATGAAGCCGGAAATCTTGCTGCCGCGGCCCGTAACCAGATTGGCATTCAGTCGGAACCGAAGGACCACTCGTCGCCGCTGTACGGCATTACCAAGTGGGGCGGCAACATCGCCAAGACGCTGGCCGAAGGCATCAACAGCGAACTCGGCCTCGGGCGGTCGGCGGCGCGCAATCTCGCCGCTTCGCTGGTCCCCGGATTCGCTGGTAGCGGCGCTGTTCCGAGAATGGCGGGTGCCGCCGGGTCCGTGGCAGGGGTCGGCAATACGTACCACGTCCACCTCGAAGATAAGCTCCAGGCCCGCACCGTGACCGATATCGGCCATGCCCTGCGGCGTTTGGGTGAGGCGGGTCTGCTTCCGGGCAGCCTGACGCCGAAGTGACCACCGCCGTCGCGCCCGTCACGCTCACCTATGACGGGACCGATATCCAGGACCTCGAGGGCATCTTCCTCGAGATCATCCGCGGTGCTCCGGGCGAGCCTGCCGAGATCCGGGGCCGGGATGACGTGGCGCTGGGCCGTGACGGGCGAGTCGCTCGCAATCGGCGCAAGGACCGTCGCGTCATCGAGCTCGTCGGCTGGGTCAAGGGAACAGGGGCGACCGAGGCCACGCAGCGGGGTGATTATTGGGACAACCGCATCACGCTCGAAGGCGTGTTCGATTCCACTGCTACGGCTGTTCTGTCGGCCACGCTGCCGAGTGGTGATGTCTACACCATCAGTTGCCGCTTGAATCCGCCGATCCTATACAACCAGGTCGTTCCCGCCTACGCCACGGTCTCGCTGGAACTGGAATCGGTCGACCCCGATTGGACGCTCGGCTCGTGAGCGTCGTCCAGCTCGACTTCTTCGACCGGGAAGACCTCAACGGCGCGGTCATCGACACCATCACCGACGAGGACACCTTCTTCGAAGGGTTCGAGATGCGGATTGCGCTCCGCGATCTCGGGTCAGGACTGCTCACCGTCTCGCGCCAAGGTATCTCGGCCGGTGCGCCGTTCATCATCGACATCGCCCGTTCCGAAGCCTTCGTGCGCGTGCTGGTGCCTGAGATCAGTTCGGACTACCTGTTCGGCTTCTTCCTCGACAGCCGCAAGTCGCACGTGCTCTCGCAGGACGAGTCGGCGGGTCTTGACATCGTGGTGGGCGGGTCGGGGTCGCTGTACTACCTGTCTCGTGGAATCTTCTGGAACGAGCGGTTCAGCGGGCTGTCGGGCTTCACGTTCGACGAGGCCAACGGCATCATCCGCTTCCCGGCGGGCTCGACTCCCGGTGACGTGCTGGCCTCGTTCTTCCAGGAGGACGCCGCCAATACCATCGCCGAGTTCATCCCGGCGCTGACCAAGGACTTCAGCGAGAACACCGACTCGGCCGGCAACGCTTGGGATGACACCTTCGGCGATGGGCTGGAGTTCGCGGTCGGAACGCACTACCTCCAAGCCCTGCGTATCGCGCAGGAGGCGTCCACCGACCTCGATGTCATCATGGACCTCGGATCTCCGGGCTCTCCGCAGATGCTCATGCGGGCCTTCAACCGCTACGGCACCGACCGCACCTCCACTACTTTCGCGGCGGGCAAGGTGCTGTGGAAGGCGGGCATCGACTCCGACCCGTTGTCGGGGAATATCCTCACCGGACTGGAGCAGGCGGGCTCCTCGACCCGCAAGCCCTCGCACGTCCTGGTGCGCGGCGCGGATGGCGTGTACCAGCGCGTCGTCAAGGGCGGCTACGCGGCGGGGCAGTTCACCAAGGCCGTTGCTCTCGATTACCCCAATGCCGATAGCGCCGGACCGCTGAACCAAGCCGGCCTAAGACTTATTCGGACGTGGACCGACCGCAGCGAAGGGCTCCAGCTCGAAATCCATCCCGGCTTCGATGAGCTGGTGGGTCGCTACATGCCCGGCCCTTCGGGCTCCAACGGGCACTTCTGGCTGGGCGACGACATCACCCTCAAGACCGGCGGCGACGCGGTTCACTCCATCCTCGACTACCACTACGACACCGAGCGGGTCACCGGCATTCGGATGGTGCTGGATGAGGCGGCCGATGGCTCCACGGCTGAGAAGGCCGCGCTGTCGTGGCACGTCGTTCCCGAGCTCAACGAGGTGTTCGGGACCGATGGCGAGCTGGACAAGGGCGGCGTCGGGATCTGCTGCGGTCCGAAGTTGTGCAGCGCCCTGACCCCCGGCACCGAGACGGTTACGCGCCTGTACCTGACCGACGACAACTCGGCCATCCAGCCTGCTGGTGATGCAGCGTGGGACGTGGGCTCCCCAACGACCAAGAAGCTCAACCCGATCCACCAGGAGACGTATTCCTCGACGGCCAACTCTGGCAGCACGGGCGGTGGCGGTGGGGCGACCGTCGATGTGATGCTGTGGAGCGGCTCCTACTCGATGCCCTCGGGCTTGGCTGCCATCATCGCGGCCGGTGGAGCGACGGTGCGGATGCAGGCGCGTACCGGAGCCCGTCACGGCATCGGCATAAGCGAGGCCGGCCAGGACCTCATCGCCCAGATGTGCCTCCGGGTCACGGAGGGTGCGACGACCGCTATCCGTGGAACTGCGCTCGCCCTGCACTCCCTCGCGTCGTCGGCGGGGGCCGCCAAGTGGCCGGCGTCCGAGACCGTGCGCAACCGCGTATTCCCACCGACCCCCGCAAGCAACGTCCTGACTGCCGTCTCGGGTACCGCTGCGGATGACCATCTGCTGCTCGAGGCCGGCTATCGAAACTTCACAGTTCCAGTAGCGACGGGCGGCACGCTCTGGCTTCGGGACCAAGCTGCCGCCGACGACTTGCCGGAGGACGAGTCAACCACCACGGCCTTCAACCCGTGGATCGAGGTTCGCGCTCTCTCGGCTGCGACCGGGTCGGGTCATCATCCCGATCTAGTCGGGACTTCCAGCCAGGCCGCCGGCTGCGATCACAAGCACCACGTCCTGTCCAATCGCGCCCCGACCGTCGACGACAATATCGACCAGGGCTACCCCGAGACGACGCTGTGGACGAACACCGACACGTCACAGACCTACTTGCTCACCGACGAGGACGCTGGGACGTGGCTGCTGGTGGGGACAGCCGGAGAGCACACCCACGATGTGTCGGACATCACGAATATCTCCGCCTCCAGCCTGCCGTGGTTCGATGTCACTGCCTATGGAGCCGTGGGCGACGGGTCCACCGACGACACGGCGGCCATCAACCTCGCCATCGCGGCGCTGAATACGGCGGCTGCCGGGGTTCTGTACTTCCCAGCCGGCACGTATCTCATCTCGTCGGCCCTCACCACGATCACCGCGCGGAGTTTGGTCAAGGGCGACGGGATGGCGACCTTTGGCGGCACCCCGGCGGTGTCGATGATCCAGATGACCGTCAACAACGCGGCGGTCCTGACCTTCACCGGGCATCCGATCAAGGTCAGCGACCTTGCCCTGTCCTGCACCTCGGGTTCGACGCCGGTCAGCGGCAGCATCGGCATCAACATCAGCAGCTCGATCGCCCAGAACCATTTCGTCCTCGAGAACGTCAGCGTCCGACGCTTCTACCGCAATGTCCAGATCACCTCATCGGCCTATTCGCAAATCAACGGCTGCGTGCTCACTCGGGCCATCCAGTACAACCTGTATATCGACAACACTCTGGATGAGGATCACGGCGACTGGTCGATCAGCGATACGTCCTTCCTCTCGGCGGGGGCCGCCCTCGATGCTCACCTTCGGTTCGAGGGCTCGGGCGGCGGGAAGGTCACCAACTGCAAGTTCAACTGGGAAGACCACAACGACGCCAAGGCGGCGCATGCGATCGACTTCGCCATGTCGTCCGGCTCGACCGGCATCATCCTCATCAACAACTGCTCGATCGAGAACATCAGCAGCCACTTCATCCGCATCGTGCAGAGCGGATCGGCGGCGCTGCACTCGGTACTCATCAACGGCAACCAGTTCGCCGACTACACCGGCAACACCGGGCAGGGCATCTCGATCGTGGGAACGTCGGGTGCCAACCTGCACGACTTCGTGATCGCCAACAACCTGTTCCGCTCGAACACCGGCTCCGACCGCCACGCCATCCAGCTGACGAACGTCGATAACGTCACCCTCGTCGGCAACGAACTGGTGGACAACTACACGACGCTGTACTCGCAGTCGGGCTCGACCAACATCTCTGTCCAGTCCGGCGACCATGGCGACCTGGCCGGACTCACCGACGACGATCACACCCAGTACACCCGCAAGGACACGCTGGCCGCGACGGGTGACACCTACTACGCCTCGGCACCGAACGTTCCCGCTCGGCGGCTGATCGGCACGTCGGGTCAAGTCCTCACCGTGGCGGGCGGAGTGCCCGTGTGGGCCGATCCAGCCGCCGCGGAAGGCTTGGTTCCGGTCGATGTCGGGGCCATCGCCTATGACACCTCGACCCCCGGCGAGCTCGGCATCACCGTCACGTCCGATTGGGGCGTGGATGGCGGCGTGGCCTATTACGACGACACCGGAGCCGCGGCAGGGGAGGAAGCCGCCTTGTTCTGGGACGCCAACACGGCCGAGTACACCGTCATTCCATTCGAGTTCCCGTAGAGGTACGCCATGACCCGCATCGACCTGCTCTCCAATCCCATGACCACCGCCGAGGACATCATTGTCGGCGGTGCCTCGGGCGTACCGGAGCGCCTGGCGGCGGGAGCCGAAGGCCAACTGTTGACGGTGGTCGGTGGGGTGCTGCAATGGGCGGACCCCGGCGTCGGCGGCGGCACGGCCTGGGAGGACGGCGTTCCTTCCGGCAATGGACCGGGCGGGACGGACGATGACGAGTTCGATGACGCCACCCTGACCGGCTTCACGGCGCAGACCGTTTCGGGTACGGCGACCTGGACCGAGGGCCGGGACGTGCTATCGGCCTTGTTTCATTCGCAGACCTCGGGCGACTGGGCGGCGCAGCTCAAGGCGCTGACGACCCCGAGCGCGCCACTGGTCATTGAGACGGCGGTCCGCGTCTTCTCGCCGCATACGTCGTCTGCTCTGGTCGGGCTTCTGCTGACGGACGGGACGACAGCCACCGCCAACTGCATCGCCGCCACGACCATCGTCACGACCAGCAACAACAACATCGTCGCTGCGCGCGGTGGGACGCTGACCGACTTTCAAAATCCGGTCCTCGACCAGCATGCCAACAGCTTCTCGATGATGATTCCGTGGCTGCACATGCGCCTGACGTGGAGCGCGGCGAACACGTTCCTCGGCGAGTGGTCACCGGATGGTGTGACGTGGAGCGACTTCGGGCTCGGCACCCAGGCTCACACCATGACCCCGACGCACATGGGCGTGGCCGTGACGAACACTGGCGGCGGCACGACGACCCCGCGTATCGCCACCTTCGAGTATCTGCGGCGGAGCTAGAAACCTCGACTCGACCAACCGGAACGACAGCTCGGCGATCGCGATTGACGCCGCGATGAGCAGCACGCCGCCGAACGGAGAGTCAAGGAGCACGCCGGTCGCGCCGAACATCAGCGGAAAGTGCCATAGGTAGACGCCGTAGCTGATCCGGCCCAGCCGCCGCAACGGGGACCATTCGAGCAGGCGCGACCCGTCGAGTGATGCCGAAACAAGCCACATCGCCGCGAGGCCGGAGGCGAGCAGGCCGATGGTCAAGCCGGCCGCGTCGGGCTGTACGCTGAGCGACAGCACGACGAGCAGCACGGCCGCGACGAGCGGATGGGGCATCGTACGGCCGCTGCGCCAGGCGAAGGCCAACAGGCACCCCAGCAGTAGCGCCTCGGCTCGCACGTCGGTCCCGTAGGCCAGCCGCACGTCCGGGGCACCCGACGCCATGAGCGCCACGCGCAGCGCGAACGACGCGATGATGCCCACTACGACCAGGATCACGAAGCGGCGCGTCCCGAGCCACGGCAGCAGGGCCATGACCGCCAGCGGCCACAGCGCGTAGAAGTGCTCCTCGACCGATAGCGACCAGGTGTGAGTCAGCAACCCCACATCGCCGGTCAGGATGAGATCGACGTTGGCGACGTAGAACAGGGCCGAGGCGGCATCGCCCCATGGGCTCCGGCCCGCCACCACCTCGACCGTGGTGACGACTGCGAGGAGCACGACGAGCGCAGGCAGCAGACGACGTATGCGGCGTCGATAGAAGGCCCACAGGCCAATCGTCCCCGTGCTCCGCAACTCGGTGAGCAGCAGCGACGTGATGAGAAAGCCGGAGAGCACGAAGAACAGCGTCACGCCCACCGGCCCGCCCCCGTAGAACGGTCCGAGCTGGGCGTGTGACAGCAGCACCAGCAGGATGGCTAGGCCGCGGATGCCGTCAAGGGCCGGGCGGTGGCCTAGCACCCTAGCTCCTGTAACGCTCGCATCGCTTTCCTCCCTGTGGATAACCGCCCAGCGGTTCGGTCAATCCCGTGGAAAACTCTGCAAGTATTGGTTGACCGCTTGCTAGCATGACGAGCGACACCCCACTCTCGAGGCGCTGCCCATGGCCGATCTCATTCCCGTCCAGCGTTTGGGACTGGAGGTGACTCAGATCCTCGGCCTTGTGGCGATTCTGCGGCCGGACCTTCCGTATCGGCTGGATCGTCAGGCGCTTCGACGCCTTGCGGCGGGAGAGCTTCGAGCCGTCCGATCACACGCCACGCAGCCTCGACCAGATCAGCGGGAAGTGCCAGCGCCTCGATGAGCTGACGGTTCCGGTGTAGCTCGTCGACAATCCGAGACTCCAACTCCGCCCCCCATGCGGGGGCGGTTTCGTTGTGTCCGAACATCTCGAACACGATGCGCTCGACCACGGCAGGGACTTCCGACCGCTGGCGGTACCAACGGTTCAGGGTTTCGCCGCTGACTCGGTAGCCGCGTCTGGTGATCTCCTGGGCTACCGCCGTCCGGTTGGCCCAGCGCAGCACCTCATGGATGTCCGGCATGCACTGACAGCATGACCGAATACGCACAACGTGGCGCATCGAACTGAGCGACGGCCAAACTGGTGCTTGACAGAATCCGGGCAACGGTGGCAGTATTCTGTCATGAAGCAACCGCCGCGCGTCAGTGAGGCATTGCTACGGGAAGCACTGACGGCCGCCGGGTCGCCGGAGAAGGCCGCACCGCTGCTGAACGTGAGCCCTCGGACGATCTACCGCTGGATGAAGTTCTACCGGATCACCCGAACCTACGCCGCCGCGGCATAAGCCAAGGCCGCTCCCACCGCCGGTCAGACGAGCGGGAACGGCCTCAACGAAAGGAACGGTACACCAATGGCGACCGTTAGCGAAGTCACCATCTTCATTGAGGCATCGGACGGGCTGCCCGGCTGCCCTTACTGCGGCCAGATCGACCCCGAGCCGGAGACGCATCTGGCGCGTGTTCACGACGCGGATGGCGCGGCATGACCCTGCTTTCAAGGACCACCGCCCGCCGCCATGCGGCAGCCTCGTCCCTCGGCCGTCGCCTGTCCGAAGCCTCGGGCCTGCGAGTTGAGGAAATCGGGGCCGTGACCGACATCGAGCCCACCTACCGCGCCGTCGATAGCGCAGGCGACCTCGAGATGGCATCGTGGTTCAAGCGGCACTACGCAGCGCAGACCACCGAGGACGGCCGCGAGGACGTGGCCGCGGGCTTCGCCATCCTGCAGCGCACCGAGCGCCGCGAGGAGCTGGCGGTCACGACCTCCGTTGAGGATGCGGCCGATACGTTGCGGGCCAATAACCCCTTCTGGCTTTCGGATGGCTGCGGCCCCGATGGACGTGCGGCATGAACCCAGAAGATGTCGGACGCATCCTCGATGAGATCGGGGAGCGTATTGGTCCGGCCGGTTCCCACGTGTTCGAGTTGGCGATCCGGCAAGCCATCATTGATGGATCGGCCTCGTTGGTGGCCGGGGTCATCCTGATAGTCGTCGCGGTATGGGCTTTCCGCCGAGCGCGAACGGCCATCTACCGCAAGCCTGAGCCAGACCCGAACCGCGGCACCTACTACAGCTCGACCGACAAGATGGACGAGTACTTTCCGATGGGTGGAGTGGCGGCCGCAACCGGCATCGTCTTCATCCTTGGAATTTGGACCGTCTATGACGGTGTGACCTCCCTCCTGAACCCCGAGTACGCGGCCATCCGAGACCTCCTGTCACGGCTGGTGCCGCAATGACCCTCATCGCCGCCGTCGACACCCTGACCCTCGTGGTCACCGGAATCTTTGTCGCTGCCGTCCTCGTCGCATGTATCGCCGCCTACCGGACGAGGGGGGACAAGTGACTGTCGAAACCCGAACCGCCGTTGTCCCGGCCACCAAGACCGTTGCGGACGTGCTGCGCCACGCGGCGCTCATCATCGAAGAACGGGGCTGGCACAACGACCAGCCGAGCGTCTACCAGACCCGCCAAGGAACGGTCTGCATGATTGGGGCAGTCGCTTCTGCCACCGGCTTGTCCGATCCCGACATAGACCCTTGGCCCACGGTCGTTGATGCAGTGCGGGAGTTCTTGCGGGATCGGCTTCGCGACGTCTCGTGCGCCGAGGAGTGGAACGACGCTCCCGGTCGTACCGCCCCCGAAGTAACCGTTGCCCTCCGTGCTGCGGCCGATGCGTGGGAGGCCGACCAATGAACCCCCTCCATGACGCCGAGCAGGTCGTCGGTCGGATCACCAACAGCCACCGCTTCGATCTGCGATATCGGATTCGGTTCGCCCCGCCCGAGCCCATCGAGGTCCCCTGGAAAGAGGTGGCCGAGATCATCGGGGGCATGCTCGTCTTTGGCGGGCTGATGGTCGGCCTGTTCCTGTGGCTGGCGATTGCCGAGGCCGCCCGTGTCTAGAGCACAAGAGCTGCTGGACGCCGCGACCCCGTTGCCGTGGCGGGCATCAGGCCCATGGTGGAGCACCGCCCGCAAGGATGGCGACCCGCCGAGTTGGGCTGTGGACACGCCGCATCAAGGCGTCGTGAAGCACGCCTACAAGGAAGCCGACACCGCTCTCATCGTCTACGCCGTCAATGCACTCCCGGCATACGAGCGAATAGCCGAAGCCTTGGACCGGCTGATTACGACGATGGAGCTTTCGGGCGAAGACCTTGGAATCCCCACCGATCAGTGGGACGAAACCCTCAAGGAAGCCCACCAAGCTTTGGCCGAAGTTCGCGGGGTGGCCCTCAATGTGTGAGTCACGACGACCCGCCAACGGAGCCGACTCCGGCTTGGACCCGAAGCCGTACCGAATCTTGATGGAAGACGAGACGGGCGACCGCATCACCGTCCGCGTCGAAGCGGCCATAGGCAAACGGGACGCGTTCAACCAGGCGAGGTTCCGCCAGCCCGAGTACGTGCCGCTTGCGGCGGAGGAGGTGGCGTGACCATTCCGTTGTCGAAAGTGCCCGTCGTCCCGAAGAAGCCGAGCGAGTGCAAACGTCACCACTGGTCGCAACGATTCGACCTGAGAACGGGTGAGTTCTTGGACGGCGCGGCGTGCTGGCATTGCGGGACGCCCGCGCCCGAGCCGAAGCCATGACCTTCTCCGGCCCCTACCTCGCTGCGCGAATCGAGGCCCGCCGCAACGTCGCGCTGGCTGAGTACAAACGCGCACGTCGCTGGTTCTGCGACCCCGCCTCCAAGCTGTCGCCCGAAGCCCTCCAAGAGCGCTACCGCATCGAAGCCTTCGTGGCCCGTGCGGTGTGGAGCGCGTACGCCGATTTACTGCGGGAGCCGGATTGGATCGAGCGGCGGGTCAGCGGCATTGACTTGGATGACCTCGCGAGGATGGCGTCGTGACCGGCCTCGCAGTGACCCGCGCCATCGAGCGCACCCAGGGCCACCTGTACACGCTACGGACGGCCGAGGAGGTTCACGGACCCTTCCCCGGTGCGACGGCCATCACGGGCCTTCAGGACTCGCTGGGCGGCTCTGACGGGCTCATGGGCTGGGCCGTGAACCTAGCCCTCGATGAAGTGGCGCGCCACGTTCTCGAACCGGACCCGGCTGTTGGATGGTCCGACGTTCGCGCACGCGCGTTCGCGGCCAAGAACGGACCCCGCGACCTCGGGTCGGCCATCCACGCCGACTGCGACCGCATCAACCGCGGACTTCCACCGACGATGCAGTACGCAGGGTCCGCACCCTACCTCGCGCAGTACGGCGCGGCCCTGTACCAGAAGGGGATTCGGGTCCTCGGCTCCGAACGCTACGTGGTCAACACCGAGGTCGGGTTGGGCGGCCAGTACGACTCGCTGGTAGAGATCGACGGAGAGCGGGGACTACTGGACGTGAAGTCCGGGTCCGAGAAGCCGTCGCAACGGCTCCAGCTCACGGCCCTGTCGATGGGCCAGTGGCACGGAGAGGCGGGCCTCGAGGCCGAGCTCATGCCGAAGTTGTCTGGGGTCGGGTTCATCCTCCTGCTCCGGCCGGACGGCTACGAACTGGTCCGCCACGAGATCACCGACGCCGACCGGGCACACGTCATCCGCTTGGTCGATACCTACCACGCCATCCGAGAGTGGGCGGCTGCGTTCGCCCCGACAGCATTGAGGGAGATCGCCGCATGACTACCCAGACCATTTGCGACTTCCCCGAGTGCGGCAAGACCGCCGTGTGGAAGGTGGAGTTGTCGGATATCACCCCTCACGTCTGGGGCGACCTGAGCTTCACCATCAGCAGTGGTACCCCCCAGCCTCGACGTGAGATGGATGTGTGCGCCAAGCACCTTCCGCGCGTGACCTTCGACCTCAATGAGATCGCCGAGTTCGATCGGGCGAAGTCGGCATGAACCGAGAACGCGCAGCACGCGCCTACGACCTCATCGCAGAAGGATTCGCGGAGCTGGCGATCGCCGTCCGCGAGATTGAACCGGCTGCTGCTCGGGCGGCCGTGCCGGAGGCGGGGACTGCCCACCCCGCCCCGGCTGACCCACCTCGCGAGGCTTACCTCATGGATGCCGACGAAACCAGCAGGGAGCAGCCGGCCCTCAAGCCGCAAGTCGACGCAGGACTCGGGAAGTGCCCGACACACGGCACCTCATGGACGGTCAAGGCCGGGGGCATCTCGCGCAACGGCAAGCCCTACAAGGCGTTCTGGAAGTGCTCGGAGAAGGACGGCGATGCGTTCTGCAACGAGAAGCCCCAGAAGATTTGGGCCGACACGCATCCTGCGGAGCGGGCGGCATGACCTCACGCAGATACGCATGGTGGAAGCCGTGGGCGTTCGTCATGGTGGGTACCCTTGTCTCTGCTGCAGTGCTCTCATTCGTCCCCGACGACTGGACGACCGCTGTTGCCTTGGGGCTTGGGGGGGTTATCGGCGGATACGCCCAGCGGTGGTGGCCGTCGTGAAGCGCCCGACGCCCAACGCTCGCAAGGTGCTCGAGGTCTTCGTCGCCAGCAACTACGGCTGGGTGCGCGGCGGCAGGCTGGTCGAGGTGGGCGGGACACGGTTCGGGGCACGCCTGTTCGAGCTCAAGGAGTTCGGATACGCCCACGAGAAGCGGCACGACCCTACGTCGGCCCAGCCGATGTACCGCCTGTACCCGGTGGACCGGCAGCTCACCCTCGAAGAAGCGGTCGCATGACCCGGCCCGAATCCGCGTTCGCAGCCCCACCACCTCGCAAGGCACCGAAGGTGAAGCGGGACACGCCCGACGAGGCCGCGGAGAAGCGGTACGTCCGGCTGCGGGACCGAGGCTGCGTGGCCGTCCGGGCAATGCAGAGCGCCCATCCTGGCACCGCAGCATGGGCGCTCATCTGTAGCGGCCCCATCGAGGTCGACCACGTTCGAGCATCGGGCGGGCTGGGGCTCAAGTCGGAGACACATCGCCGAAACATGGTGTGCCTCTGTACATGGCACCACAAGGCGAAAACAGATTACGGCAAGACGTGGCGGCCGTTGCTCATCGCCTACCTCGATAGCGTCGAGGGGCCGTCGACATGACCGCGCAGAAACATCAGGTCTTTTGGCCGGTGTCGGAATGGGAGGCACTAGAGGCACAGCGTCGTGCGCGGGATGCGGCTCGTCTTCCGAGAGGATTCCGGTCTGAGGCTCGTCGGCGGATCGCCGCTGACTATGGGATCTCACCGCGAACCGTGGAACGCTGGGCCAACTACAAGATTCGGACGGTGCGGTGCGCGGGCTGGTCGGCGTTGTTTGTGGTCGGGCAGCGGCGGCCCTCCCAGGTGACGCCGTGGGAGAAGGTGGCATGACCGCCGACTTCCGCCAACGCAACAGCCAGTGTCCGACGTGCCGGATGCGCTGGAGGTTCCCGCAGGCCGCCGTGAGAGCCCTGTACGGGCCGCTGTATATCGACCGCAAGGCCTACCACTGGCTGGAGAACGCGGCCCGCGTGTTCGATGAGCAGTCCGAGGAACTGTTCACGGCGGCCGAGTTCGTGGCATGGGTGCGGGCCGATATCTTCGGTGAAAAGGCGTCGATGGTCGAGTTCGATGGTGCCCCGCCTCGCAACGACACTGGAAACCTCACAAAGCGCAACGACCGCAGCGCACACCGGCATCCGTTCACGCTGCCGCAGACGACGCGATGACGATTGACCTGGCCTTCTGGGCTACCTATGGCCTCGAGACTGAGCCGGCCCAACGCGTCGATGTGGAACATCAGGCCCGTGAGTGGGCGGCGAGTGAACCGCGCATAACCGCTTGCCGAATCGTCAAGGCTGAACGGCCCGACCCTGAGCGGCCGATGCGATGGACCGTCACCGTCGACGTGGACTTCGAGGAAGCGGCCGACAACCTGTCCTTGTGGGACGTGGCATGACCTACCACGTCGAGCTCCACAACCCCGCGCGCTGCTTCAGAGATGAGAACGGCGAACTGGTCTGCGAATGCGTCCCTGTAGTAGTGCGGGAATCCGATACCGAGCGGGCGCTCGCCGGCTATACTTCGAAGGTCGGAGTAAGCGACGAATCTGATACCATCCGCGCGGCCCCGTCGCTCCTGCTTACTCCAGGGACGGCGGGGTCATTGCGTGGCACAACACCGGGAGTAAGACGGTGACACGAGCCTATCTACGTCTCGATCCCCACCTAGCGGATCGGAAGGCGACGTATCCCGATGGTGCCTTCCGGGCATTCGTGGAGTGCCTGTGCTTCGCGGTTCAGCAGCCTGAGCGGGGTTACTTTCGCAACGAGAAGCTGCTGCGCGTGATGCTCGAGAAGCGTGCCCGGTGGGTTCCGTTCCTCATTGAGCACGACGACCTCATCCGCCAGCCGGACGGCCGCATCTATCTGGACGGCTGGAAGGAATGGCAGGAAGGGGATGTGACGGTCCCCGAGCGGATGCAGCGGCTCCGCAATCGGAAGCAGGGCGTTACGGACGACGTTACGCCACCCGTTACGTCTCCGACTGTATCGCCTCCGTCTAGCGGTAGCGGTAAGCAAGAAGCATCTACGGAGACACCTCGCCGTAACGACGGCTCGGCAACCTTCATGGGCTATCGCCCAAAGCCCCGCGACCACTTCGGGCAGCACCCTGGTTGCGCGGTGTGCGCTCCCTTGCAGGTGAAGTCGTGAATCCCAGTGAGCGTGGTCGACTGGCGGCTTTGAAGCGATGGAGTGCTCCGCGACCTTCGAGTATATGGAATGACCCTGAGTTCAGACGCGAATACGGCAAGCGTTGGCGTGCGGCCAACCCTCCGAAGCCTCTATCCGCGGAGCGCCACGAGCGGAAGCTTATTAGTGACCGTAAGCACTACAACGCGAAGCTTCGAGTTCAGCATCCGGTGATCGTGTGTGACGAGTGCGGAGGCCAGTTCAAGCGAGCAAAGAAGGGTCAGAGGTTCTGCAGTCGCTTGTGTGTGGGACGGGCGTGGAGAGCTCGGAACGGGGATCGAGTACGCCAGCATCGAATCAAGGCCCACCCACCGGTCGACCTGTCCGAGGTTCGATGTAAGCGGTGCGCTAAACCATTCATGCCAAAGAGCATGAAGCACACGTACTGCTCGCAATGGTGCAAGCAGGGCGGAACAGGTGTCGGCTCTGGCGGGGCGACTCGTGGCAAGGAGCTTGTTCCTCGCCGCAATTGCGAGCTCTGCGGCAACAAGTTCTACGCGGAGCCCAAGCGTGTGGCTCGTGGTGGTGGTCGCTTTTGCTCAACCGCATGCCGCGTCCGAAACATCGGAATGAATCCAGCCAACTTCCCGCAACTCAAGCCAGGTAGATGGCGAGGTGGCAAGCGCGCTGACCTCGAGGATCGCTATTTCCGGTCCTCCTGGGAGGCCAACTACGCCCGCTACCTGAACTGGCTCGTCGCCCACGGGCAGATCCGAGGATGGGAATACGAGGTCGATACCTTCGAGTTTCCGATCAAACGTGGCTCCAAGTTCTACACGCCTGACTTCAAGGTGGTGGAGAACGATGGCCGGGTGGTCTACCACGAGGTCAAGGGCTACATGCGGCCCGAGTCGGCCACCAAGCTCAAGCGAATGCGGATTCATCACCCCATGGTGGAAGTCCTGCTCATTGACCGGGATGTCTATTACGCGCTCCAGCGTCAGGTGAGCGCGCTGATTGACGGTTGGGAGCGTGCAGCATGAGCCGTCCACCGCTCCGCTTCGAGACGATGGGGGAACCCGAACCACTCACGCCGCTGTCTAGGACGGCTGATCTATCCGAGCGGGCCTGCCAAGCTCGAAAGCGGGATGGTGCCAAGTGCGGCCAACCATCGCGGCAATGGACGGACGGAATAGGCCTTCGCTGCTGGCGTCACCGCGAGGACCATTGGTGCCGCGTCTGCGAGAAGTCGGCATGACTTGGGTCGATGATGCGCGGGCGCTGCGCTGGATCATGGACGCGATGGGGGAGCGTGCGGCGTGATGGCTAATCCAGGCGATTGGGCTCCCGGCGAAGGACCGGTGAAGTTCTGCCATGACCCAGCGTGCTGGCAATCTCGCTTTGGCGTACACGCCCGCCACCCAACCAGCGATGAACGGCGCGCCTACGAACTCCATGAGTACGAAGCCATGCGGGGAATCGTGGCTGACATGGGCGGCAGCGAGTCATACCAGCCCTCGGGTGACTACGCCCACGCCGACGAGACTAGGAAGCTCCGTGAGGATATCTTCGGCCTCCGCGTCGGGATCGCCGTTCTCACCATCCTCGTCCTAGTTCTGTTCATTGCTGAGGTGCTGCGATGGTGACGCGGTTCTGGAGATGGCTACGCCGCGAGGCCGTTATTGAGGCGGCCAAGCGTGAGGGCTATAACAAGGGCACCCGAGAGGCAGCCGTTACTTTGGTGGAGTTCACTAAGGTTGGCGGCCGCATCGTCCTGACCAACGAAGCCTTTCTGCTCAACACGGTGAGCCTCGGCCTGGAGTGGGTGATCGTGCAGCCCGAGACGCCGGCCATCTTCCTCGGTATGGAGAAGACGATGTACTCCGTTGAGCGGCGGCGTGTCTTTGACGAGAAGCTGGGAATCACGCAATGAGATTCATCCAGCACAAGGACGGCGACCCGTCCAACGTGAACCTCTCCAACCTCGAAGTCCACGACCACGCGACGGGTGACTTCACGCACCATACGTCCCGGCCGGCCTGTGTCATCTATGACGGCGCACGGGTCGTTGAGAAGGAGGGCGGCCTGTGGATTTTGCCGCCATGGGACGAGGACAAGCCATGACCCCATCCTTCCCCCTGTCCCTCCTCCTCGGCGGTCTGTTCTTCTTGGTCCTGTACCGCTTCTTCGGCCCACCCTGGGTCATAGCCGTGGGTGCCCTGCTCTTCGGCTGGGAACTGTACGGGGAGTGGCGGCTGTACCGGAGCGAGCGATGACGGTCCGAACCATCGACTCATCCGACAACCCCGCGGTGGTGAACACCATGCGAACCCGGAACAACGGCCGGTACAACGGCAACGGCCGGGAGTGGGAGACGCCACCCGAGGTCTTCGAGCCGCTGGATGCCGAGTTCGGGTTCACCCTCGACCCCTGCGCCACCCTCGATAACACGAAGTGCCGTTCGTTCTTCACCGAAGAAGACGATGGCTTGGCTCAGGACTGGGGCACCGACCGGGTGTTCATGAACCCGCCCTATGGCCGCGAGGTCTACGCCTGGACCGCAAAGGCTCGAGAAGCGGCGGCTCGTGGAGCTCTCGTCGTCGGCCTCCTTCCGGCGTCGACGGATCTGGCGTGGTGGCACGACGACGTGGTGGCCGCTGGTGCCGAGGTCCGCTACATCCGTGGCCGAGTCAGGTTCCTTACCGGCGGCCCATACCGCGCCAGTGGATTCTTCGCTTCGGTCATCGTGATCTGGAAGCCGGCCGCATGAAGGACCTCTACGACCCCGTGTCTCGGCGCTGGTATCGAGGCGATGCCGATCGAGTGCAGCATTACTTCGACCACACCCGTAGCCAGTGGGTCACGGTCGACGTAACCCGGTTCCCAGGGGCAAAGTGCTCGTGCTCGCAGTGTGCTGAGCCGGCGGCATGACTCTGGGGTACGGGGAGTGGCGCTTGATTCGAGGGGCGAAGCGATGAGCGAACTCACCGCGCCCGGCCCGATGGTCGAGGTCGAATGGTTCGACTCCGGTGGTCAAGCCGGCTGGCACGACTCCACCCAATCGACCAAGGGCTTCGATGAGCAGGACTGCCGCACCCTCGGGTATCTCATCGAGGAATCGGAACGTGGCGTGTGCCTCGTCATGGGCTTCGGTGGTACCGGCATGCACATGGATTCGATGACCATTCCACGGGCCAACGTCGTAAAGGTCACGAGGCTACGGCGATGACCCTGTGCCCTCACTGCGGCCAGACCCTCCCCATCGGAGGTGCGTACCTCACGCCGCGCGAGCTCGACGTACTCACCGAGTGGTGGCTCACCGCCAGCGTCAAGAAGGCGGCGGTCAATCTGGGGATCGGGGAGCAGCGGGCCAAGAACCTCCTCGTCCAAGCTCGAAACCGCAACAACGTCCAGAACACGGCCCAGCTCTTGGCTCTGCACATCGTGGATGTACGCGCAGCGGTGGGCAGCCGAGTGCCACAAAACAAGCGGAAAGGGGAAGCGGCATGACCATCAGTGGACACCAGGGCGGCGGAATCGTGCTCAATCCGACTAGGTACGCAGCCCGGTACGCTACATATCATAACGTACAGAGACGGGCGGTACGGGGCGAGGTACCCCTAGCGGGAAGCGGCGATGCGCCTCGACCGGACTCTAGGGTAGATCATAACCTCGCCTACCGATTCGGGATGCGGCGGGAAGAACCCGCCCCAGCTCCGGTAGTCCCGCCAGCGGCAGGCCGGCACGCCCTGGCGGCCCCAGAACGTGAGCCAACGCTCCACGTCTGCTTCGGGAACCCACACCCGCTCACGCCCGGAGCTCTGTCGGAAGATCACCAAGTCGGGCATCCCTTCGATGATAGCGAGTTGCCCGCGTGACCCCGGATAGCACGACCACCCAACCAACCACCGAAGTCAGCCGCTACGAACTGCTCGAAGATGACGAGCGCTTTGGTCTGAGCAGGGGCGACATCCTCATCTGCGAGTCGATGCATTGGGCATGGGCTCCCGAGAAGGTGGCCGTCGTTCGCCGCGAGTCTGACGGCTACGACCCCGGATGCAATCAGTACCGAGGAAGCGTGCGGCACGTTTCAGGGCCGGTCCTGTGACCACCCAACCGACCACCCGGAACCCAGAGGAGACCCCGATGACCACCTTCACCGATGAGCAGCGCGGCGTCTATGGCAAGTACCGTATCGAGCGTATTGGCGGAACTCCCGGCAAGCACGACGAGTGCTGGTACTACGTTCTAGACCTGAAGCACGACAAATTCGCTATCCCGGCGCTGCGGGCGTACATCGAGGCGTGCCGTGAGGAGTTCCCTGACCTAGCCGCTGATCTGACGCGGATCGTGGATGGCTCCGATCCCTGGACTGTGGCCGATGTCGCTTGACGGCCGACGATTACGCTTTGCGACCTGTCCTCATTGCGAGGAGCAAATGTTGGTGGCCGTTACGCCCGACCTCGACGCCGCCCTCGCCCATGAGCGCCAGCAAGGCCGCGAGGACGGCGCCAGCCTATGCGACCGCCGAATGCGAACCCTCATCGACTACGCCGTGCAGGTGTGGGGGCCAGAGTCCGACGTGGACCCCGAGGCCGATCCGGGCTCGATGCGGGCCGACCTAGAAACCTTCCTCGATGTAGGTGGCGCCGCCCCACCCCCCGAGGAGCCCAGTGAGCACAAGCACGGCCCGTGGATTCGTGACCCCGTTCATGGGAGCAGCGATGCGTTCTGTGAAGGATGTGGTAGGCCGTGGGAGTCCGACCATGAATGACCGCCCACCCGCAGCCCCGAGCACCGAGTACCCCGACCCAGAGTCGTGCAACTGCGCTTGCATGGAGTGTGGCGGGCCAGACGACATTCACTGCCTGCAATGCGCCGCCGACTTCTCCAGCTCCGCATCCGGGGAGCCGAGCACCGAGGCCATCCAGACGTTCCTCGACAAGTTGCTGCACACGGACCCCGAAATCCTCGTCTGGATTCGGTCGCTGCTACAGGAGCGGGAGGCCCGCGCCACCCCGCCTGCGCTGGACGCTGCCCGATCCGAGATTCAGGCTAACCGTGCCCAAGGTGTCCAGTGGGACCCGCCCGTGAGCAAACAGATTGAGCGGTGGTATGCCGAAGGCTACGACCGTGGTTTGCGCGATGCCGACGCCATTCTGGCCCGCCTGAGCACCGGTGACACCGAATGAGCCTCCTCGATGAACTCCTCGCCGAGCTCAGGACTGAACTTCGAAATGAGCTGCCGATTGTTCTGCATCCGGGCGCTCGAATCCGCGGTCATCGTCACACCAAGCGGGCCATCCGTGACGAGGACACGTCGCACGAATCGGGCGGGAGCGGCTGGCACTCGAGCGGGGCCGGCTATGGGACGAGGATCGGTCTGCCATTTACGGTGGGCTTTGAGCGCCGGCTGAGTCACCCGGACTGGTGGGGCATCAACGAACTAGCCGCCCGCTCTATCCTCGAAGTCGGAGATTTCTGCCGGTCACGGCATCAGTCGGATCTCCACCGCTGCCCTGGCCGGTCGACCTCGTTGTGCGAGCGGGTCGTGTCAGCGATGGCGCAGTTCGGCCAGCCGGTCGGTCAGATCGCATGGCGGGAGGGGCTGGACGAGGAGCTGGTGTACGCGCTGGCCGTCCAAGGGCTACGCCATGCTTTCGCTTGGCGTCACCGCCGGCTGCATCAGTACATGCGCTCGGCCACCGATCGGGAGCGGGACCAGCGCGTGACGTGCCCGCTGTGCGATGGTAGGCCGATCAGGATGCGGAGGAGGGCGGCGTGAGTTACGAGTTCCATTGCGCGAAGTGCGGCTCGGCAAACGAGATAGAGCAGCGGAAGGCCGGTCGATTCACCATCGACCTCGGATGGCCGATCTACGAGACCCGCTATGTGTGCCCCAACAAGCGTTTCATCGGGGATGGGCACTCGCGTACGGGATGGGAAGGGCGCGCGGTCGATCCGAAATACGAGAACGATGTTTCGTAGTACGCGCGACCGCACAACGCACGCTTGACTGAGCGTGTACTCTAGGCGCGACGGCGTATGACAGCCGCCGGGTGGGTTAGGCGTGCCGTCCGCACCTAGCCTCTAAGGCCCCCGGAGTCACGGCCCCCTCGATCTTCGCCGTCCCTGTTTCCAGACCGCCCCTAGCTGGGCGGTGCCCACCTCACCGAATCGCCCACTTGAGCCCTGAGGTGTCCGTGTGCCTGAAGAAGAATCTACCGGCGTTGGGCCGGTTGTGGACCCTACGAAGAATGTCCTCGACTTGGTTGCGGCCGCAATGCAGCGGCAGGATGACTTGCGCAAGGCGGAATCTCGACGCCAGGACGACCTAGCCGCTCAGGAGCAGCGGCACCGCTCGGTAGTTCGTGAGCTTGAGGGCAAGTATCGCGATGCCCAGTTTGCCGCCGAGCAGCGCCGCCTGGATGCCCTTCTGGCCGCTCAGAATACGGCGGTCGCCATCGCTGCCACTCGCGCCGAAGGAACGGCGTCGGCTCTGGCCGAACGTGTGGATACAGCAGCCAAGACGCTCGCCGCTGAGGCTGGCTCAAAGGAGCAGCGCAGCGAAGGCCGCGCGTCGAGCCAGTGGACCTTTCAGCAGGTTCTTACGATTGTGGCGCTAGGACTCGGGGCGTTGTACTTCATTCTGAGCCAAGCGCCCTGAGATGGTGGCGTAACTGGTAGAATGAGCACGAAATGGCCCCGCGAGACTTGGGATCTCCGGGGCCCGGCCAAACCTTCTGCGGAGGTCTGACATGGCGCAGCCTACATGCTCCCATTGTGAGCAGCCAGTAGAGATTCGCGGCCTATGCCATATGCACTATCAGCGATGGCGACGCGGTGCCCGATTAGATGCTCCGGTCATGCCGTGGCGGTCGCCGTGGACCCCTGACCAGATCCTGGCGGGGAAGTTCGAGAAAACTGACACCTGCTGGAATTGGACTGGCTATTTGGATCGCGCCGGTTACGGAGTGGTCAACAGCCGGGGACTACGGATAAGGCAGGCCTATCGACTGGCATACACGGCATGGGTTGGGCCGATCCCAGACGGTCTGCACCTTGATCACCTGTGCCGGAATCCTCGATGTATCCGACCAGATCACTTGGAGCCCGTAACGCCTGCTGAGAATGCTCGTCGCGCTGGCCCATATCGGCGTCCGACTCATTGCAAGCGGGGTCATTTGTTGAGCGAGGACAACGTGTACCGAGCGCCTTCCCGTCCGCAGTGGCGCGTCTGCTTGACTTGCATCAAGGCCTATAGAGCACGTCACAGGGCAGCGCGCTGAAGTGGATTCTCGTGTTTGCCATGCTCCTGACTCCCCTCACGACGCCGGCACCCGTTAGCGCCTGCGAGTACGCCGGGACGAGCTGGTACAACCCGACCGGCTGGCAGGGCTGTGAACAATGGGGGACCGGGCAGGCTTCGATGTGGGGCGGTCCGGGCGCTGCCTCCAATGACTGTCTGCACCCTTGGACCGATTGCGCTCCGAGGATCGTGATCAGCCTCGACACCGGGCGGTCCCTGCTCATCGTCCCGGTCATGTTCTGCGGCTGTTTCGTGAAGGGCGTCGGCCCCAACGGCGAGACCGCTCGACTTATCGACTTGGACCCGTCACAGGTGGCGGCGCTCGGCCTTGACGCCTCACAAGGATTGTTCGCGATTCGCGTCGAGCCCGCCACCGTAGTTCTGCCGGATACGGCCGTTACTCATACAGCAGGCATTGGTTCACGAAGCAATCGTGCTCATGCTCAAGGCGTCGGTTTAGGGTCTCTCGTAGCTGCTCGATGAAGTAGCCGTCGTCCTCATCCTTGATCTCGGGGATGGCCCGCTCCAAGGCGATTGTCAGGTATCGGATGCGGTTGGAGATTGCTTGGCGGAGACGCTTGCGCGTTTCGTAGTGCGCTTCCGTCCCGACGCCTTGCCCGATCCAATAGGCGGCGTCCTCCAATTGGGTGAGCGTCGAGGCTAGGAACATGGGTCCGTCGTAGTTCTCCCATGTCTCTGTGTCGCGAACCTCAAGGTTCTCCCGATTGTTATTCGCCGGGTCGCCGTCCTTGTGGTGAACGTACCGCACTTCCTTGCTCCAATCAAATGCCCCGATCCTGTGGAATCAGCACAGAACCGGGGCAACGAAATGACCTGCTGATTCCAGGTGCAACCATCATACACCCGAGGTCAACGGCCCGGTGGAGAAGCATCCCGCCGCTCTCATGATCTGCCACGAGCACGTCGATGAAAAGGCGGCGAGCTCGGCCCGGCCGGAGACGTATGCGTTCTGCAACCTACCGGCCCATGGCTGGTGCCTCGACGACAGGACGTACATCTGCGAGATCCATCTCGTCGCCCGCCACGAGCGGCACCGCATCCAGAGTGTGAGCGACGAGCGCTCGGAGGGCTTTCGCGAGGTGAGTGACGTTCGGGATCGGCGCTCAGGCGACGAGCGGCGCAAGTGACCAGCTACGCCCTCGCCCAGCCGGTGCCCGGACCCCGCATCGTGCCCTTCGGCGAGGACCGGCTAGCCACCGATGTCTTGGAGAATGGTCGGCCGGCCTTCCGCATCACGCAACGCTTCCATGACATCAACCCGGCCTTCCCTCAGAACGGGGAACACGGGGCGACGGACTTGGGTAACTGGGCTTGCGGCGATCCGGTGTACGCGGTGTGGGACGGCAAGGCCAAGACCATCGGCCCGGACCAGTACGGGGCGCTCGGAATCATCATCGACCACGGCGGCTGGAGCTCCCTGTACTGGCACCTCAATGGGTTCTCCATCGCTCGAGGCGATGCCGTCCCGGTCACGCGCGGCCAGCAGATCGGGATCGTCGGCAAGACCGGCCTCGGCGCAGTGTGCCATGTGCATTTCGAGCTGTCGGTCAACGGCAAACGGATCGACCCCGAACCCTACCTACTCGGAGCCTCCCTGATTATCGAGGAACCCGTGGCGCTGATCGAGGGCTACGTCCTCAAGTCGACCCGCCTGCGCGATGCACCCAACTTGTCGGCCAATCACCTCGACCCACTTCCGGTCGCCCAATGGCTGCCCCTGCGCGACTTGGCCGAGGGCCAGGAGTACGAGATCGGCGGCGTGCGCTCCAATCTATGGCTCGAGGTCGAGCGCAGCGGCAAACGGTTGTGGGCCGCACGGCTGGCGGTGGGCCGGGTCAGGTTGACGGCGGCCGGACAGTCCCTGCTGCCCGTAGTCGAGCCGCAGGTGGATTTGCGCCTCAGTCGAGCGGGGGAGGCGTTCGATGCCATCCGTGACGCTGCGGTGGCTGGAAGGGTGATCGTGGGATGAGTGACTTCGGCGGGATTGTGTTCATCTTCTGCTTCCTAGCGCTCATCGGTATGGCGATCGCGGGGCAGATTCAGTACCACCGCGTGAAGGGCCAGATAGAACACTTCAATGCCGATCGGCCGGTCGATCCCGAGCTGGGGATTGTGGACCCCCGTAACCCGCAGATGTGGTGAAGGGTAATCGTGGGATGACGAGAGCCGTTGACCCTGAGCAGGGCGAGGTTTGCATCCGCTGGGCGGTTGGACCCGATGGAGTGCGCCAAGAGGATTACGCCACGTCCTATGTCGTCCTGTGGCACGACCAGTTCGGAACACGTCACGCCGCTGCCCAGCACACGGTTAGTGACGACAACCCCGACTCGGACTTGATGGATGCGCTGTCGTTTGAGGCAGCACGACAACTTCTGGAGGCTGCTGATGGCGATACCTCGTAGGTGTGAGGGTAAGCCCGTGGATTTGGGAGATGGAACCTTCATCGACGGGGTATCGCCGGAGCAGCATCAGTACGTCGAAGGCCCTGTCTATGAGGGTCCGGGCCCGGAAGGCGAGGACCCGGTTCGATGGGAGACGCTGGTGTGTGAGAACTGCGGCTACGTATTCTCCGGCTGGACGCGGATGCCGACTCCTGTGTTCGTATGACCGCAGAGCTCGTCGTCGGCGACTGGATCGTCCGACAGAAACTCCGCATCCCGCACCTCGTGGAATCGCTCGTCTCAGGCGACGTAATCACGAGATGCGGCAAGAGGCTCAAGGATGAACCGACGAAGACGGGCGGACCCCTTCTCCTGGCCGTGATGGAAGGCGGATTCTCGGCCCGAAACTGCCAAGTCTGCACCTACCGAAAAGGGTAAAATCTGGGTACTGAATGGCCCCGCGCGCGCTAACGCCGGGGCCGTGGACCGTACCTGTCAGGAGGCACGATCATGGCGCATCGTACATGCTCCGTTTCTGGGTGTGGCCGAGTGCATCGAGCCCGCGGGTTCTGCATGAAGCACTACCACAACTGGGCCTACCACACCGGCCGTCATCCGGTTCCGCCGCTTATGGAGCGGTTCCGTCGCCGGTATGCGGTGGATGAGAGCGGCTGCTGGTTGTGGCACGACCCTTTGCACAAGGACGGGTACGGCGTCTTCCGGCTCAACGGCCGAATGGAATGGGCGCACCGAGCCGCGTACAAGCTCCTGGTTGGTCCGATTCCCGAAGGCTTGCAGCTAGACCATCTGTGCCGAGTGCGCCATTGCGTGAATCCAGCCCATCTGGACCCCGTAACTCCGGCTGAGAACAACCGACGTAGTTTCAGCCCGAGCGCCGAGAACGCGCTCAAGACGCATTGCGTCAATGGACACCCATTCGATGTCGAGAACACCATCTATGGCGTGGGTCGCCGATCCTGTCGAACCTGCCAAAGGGCGGCGGAACACCGTTACCGAGAACGGAGGAAAGCGGCATGAGCGGAGCCTGCCACTACTGCGGTTTCCAGACCATGACCGTCCACGGCTCCAAAGGCCCCAAGGGCGTGGACCGCCGACCCGAACCAGACCCCGGCTACCGGCTGGGCTACGTCCGCGAAACCTGTCTCGGCTCGTGGCTGATCTGCCGCGCCTGCTTCGTCAACAAGCTCCCGTCCAGTATCGCCGCATAGAGGTTCCCCAATGTCCGTAGACCAAATCCTGCTCATCATCGCCGCCATCGCCTTCGCCCTCGCCGCCTTCGGCGTGACCATCCCGCGCGTGAGCCTCAACCTCGTGGCGGTGGGGTTGTTCTGCTTCGTCGTCAGCCTGCTGATCTAGCCATGAACAACGACACGATCCGCACGATCTTCACGTACGTCACCGCCTTGGTCGTCATCGTCGGAGGCGGGCTGCTGGTGGTGATTCCGACCCAGCTCGACTCGGCCACCCTGCTCCCGTTCCTGACCGGAGCCATCGGGACCGTCCTCGGGTTCGTGTTCGGTGAGCGCACCGCCTCGAGCGCCGTGGCGAACCAGCCGACCGTGACGACGACGGCCGGGCCGCCTCCTTCCACGACCGTCACACCTCCTGGGAACGATTCCTCCGGTGACGGTATCGGCTGATGCTGGCCCTGCTCAACCCGGCCGGCCTCATCTTCCTAGCCGTCATCGCTGTGTTGGTGGCGGCTGCGGTGTGGCTGCTGCTGGCGGGGGAGCGGGCAGGGGACACGGTTGACGAGGAGCCGACGCTCAACACTCGTTCCGATCGGTGAAAGTCGCCGTCGTCTCGGGTTCGGTGGATATCGCCGGCCAGGGAGCTCGGATCGTCTCGGCTTTCCGGCGTCACAGCGATTGGGACGTGCGCTCGATGGCGCGCGAAGCCCAATTCATGGCTTATCCCAAGGACTTGCCCTTCCGGCGGGGTGAGCTCGACGAGCTGTACCAGGCGTGCGACGTGTTCCATGCCCGCCTCAACTTCGGCTTGTACGACCAGCTTGCAGCGAAGCACGGCCCCAAGCCCGTCGTCCTCCATTGCCACGGCTCGGCGTACAGATCCGACCCGAACCGACTCATCCGTGAAGCCATCGAGCGAGGGGCCACCATCTTGTGCTCGACGCTCGACCTGTACCTGTTGGCTCCTGATATCTCGGTCTGGTGTCCAGCCCCCTACGACGTGGATGAGCTCATGGAGATCCGGCGCAAGGCTCGACCGTGAAGTTCGTCGCGTCCTACGTCATCCACAACGAGGCGGAGCTGATCGCCGACTCCATTCGTTCCGTCAAGGCTTACGTCGACGGATTCGTGTTCTTCGATGTCGTGTTCCGCTCCAACCCGGTCGATGCGACTCATTCCACCGACGCAACTCGCGAAATCGCCGAATCCACCGCTGACCCGCTGCCCGTGACCTACATCGAAGCCTCCGCCAAGATGGAGCTCGACGAGGCGCGCAACCTGGCCCTCCGGGAATCGGATGGCGACTTCGTGCTCATCATCGACGGCGACGAAACCCTGATGGGCGAACACGCCGAGATGGACGAGCTGGTCGACGAGATCCATCGCGGCTACATCCGAGAACCCGTAGGCGTGACGGTGTTCACCTCGGCCCTGCTGTTCAAGGGCCATGCGCCGGCCATCGGTCCCGAGGCGTACCGGACACTGCCGGTCATCCACAGCAGGGGAGTCCAGCCGCGCATCGTGCCCGCCAAGGGCTCGGCGTGGCGCAGGGTTCCCAATGGGCCGTCATACGGCTTGTTCCGGGACGGCGCTCTGGTCAAGGCTCGGCCGGACCCACGGCTTGTTTTCGTCAACCATCGCACGCGGCAGACGTTCGCGGCCTATCAGTCGGACTACACCTGGGAGTCGGCTCTGTGAACGTGCTGTCCTTCATGATGGGAGCCGCCAACGGCGGGGTTCCGTGCTTCATCGCCGATGCCTTCCGGGATGACCCGGATTGGGACGTTCGCTCGCTGGTATCGGCCACCAACTACATCGGTTACCCCAAAGACCTCGACTGGACCCGCGACAACATCGTCGAGCATTGGTCGAAGGCCGACGTGGTGCACATCCACCACAACTACCGCTCCGTCGACAAGATCATGCGCGAGGTGCGGCACCTTGCACCGAAGCCCTACGTCATCGAGTACCACGGCTCGTCGTTCAGGGATGACCCCGAGACGCACCTGCGCGAATTCCGACGCCGCGGACAAGTTGCCCTGGTCTCGACGCTGGACCTGTTTCTCTTGGCACCCGACGAGCTCGAATGGCTGCCCCAGCTCCAGAATGTCGAAAGGTTGAGGGCCATGCGAACCGAACGCGACGACGGCAAGGTCCTGATCGCCCACGCTCCTACCAATCGGCAGGTCAAGAGCACCGAGAAGCTGCTCGAGGCCGTGGACCGGCTCAAGGCCGAGGGCTATCCGGTTGAGCTCGACCTGATCGAGCACCGCCCGTGGACCGAATGCCTCGAGCGCAAGGCGCGGGCCGATATCTACTTCGATCAGGTGATTCTCGGCTACGGCTGCAACGCCCTCGAAGCGTGGGGCATGGGCATTCCGGTGATTGCCGGGGCGGCCGATGAGACCCTCGATGAGATGGAGCGCAGGTTCGGCCAACTGCCGTTCTACCACGCCACCGAGGACACCATCTACGACGCCCTCAAGGAGCTGGTGGAATCACCCAAGCTGCGGGCCAAGTACGGCAAGATCGGCCATGACTACGTTCGGAAATACCACGACGAGCCGGTGGTCGTGGAGCAGCTCAAGGGGCTCTATCTTCGAGCAGCAGGGCAGGCCCAAGAACGGGCCGCGTGAGGCCCATCCGCTTCGTCTACGACTACGCCCACCTGCCCGAGAACCGGCTCCAGTACAGCGCCGTGCTCGATGCCCTGGTGGACCCGGTGCTCAAGCACCTGCCCGAAGCAGTCAAGGCGACCGAGGCAGACCCCAACGCAATCAACGTGCGCTACTGGTCGAACCACCCGTGGGACGTGTTCAGCTACCACGGCATCAGTGACAAGGGCGACCGGGAGGCCAAGACCATCGGCCACTACCCGTACATCTTCCACTCCGGCCCAGCGTGGCAAAAGCGTTACATCGAGCAGGGCATCGAGCCCGACCGATTGTTCCAGGTCGGATACGCCAAGCTGGACCCGCTGTTCGACGGCACCATCAAGCAACGCAAGCACACCGTCCTGTGGGCTCCGACGTTGAGAAGGGACTGGCCGGGCGGCTACGACCACCTCTCGGGGCTCATCGACGAACTGGACGTGGTGAAGGCGCTCCATCCCCGCGAGAACCCCGGAACCGCAACCCTCCAAGCCCTGGCCGATGCAGACGTGGTGATCGCCGACGCCGGCTCGACCCTGTATGAAGCGTGGGCGCTGGGTAAGCCCGTCGTGTTCCCCGACTTCGCGGTGAGCTACGCGATGCTGTCGAGCCCGCAACTCAGGCGTATCTACGACGAGCAGATCGGGTGGCACGCCAAGCGCCCCGAGTCGCTGCCCAAGATGATCCAACTGGCCGGACAGAACGGCATCACTGTCGCGGAGCGAGCCTTCATCGACGACGTGTTTCCGCCGGAGCTCAGGGGCACGTCGGGACAAGCCCACGCCGACGCCCTGCGCTCCATCGCATCCCGCCCACTGAGGAGGCCATGACAGAGCCCCGCATCCCCCTCGACCCGGACGGCTACGCCGTGAACCCGGTCACGGGAACCGTCCACACCCGCTACCCGAAGCATGACGCCGGCCTGCACTTCCGAACCCGCACCGTCAAGGGCGTGCTCCACTACCTCGCCGGTCGGGAACCCATCATCTGCGCCACCTGCTACGCCAATCCGGTTTACCCCGCTCCTCCTCCGACGACCACCCCCCAGCATCGGCGCAGCGGAACGAAGCGTAAGGCGAAGGTCAAGGGCTAGTGCTGCGACCCTGCCTTGACTGCGGCATCCCCTCCGAGAAGACCCGCTGCCCGGCCCACACCTCCGCCCAGGAGTCCCGCAGGCCCTCCCGCAGGGTCCGGGGTAGGTACGACACCCGGTGGGTACGACTCAGCAAGATAGCCATAGCGCGACAACCGTGGTGCTCTGGCTACAACCGCCCCCCCCATGCTTCGGATGACCTCACCGGGGACCACCGCACCCCGCTGGGCGGTGGAACGCAGCACGTTCAGCTCAAGGACATCGACGTACTGTGCCGGGCCTGCAATGCGGCGAAGCGAGATCGGAGTGACGGGATAGGGGCCTCGAATCTCTGAGGGGTGGCGCTCGCTGCACCCGCCGCCAGTGAAAACCACACACTCGGGGGACACACACCCCGGACGATTCCATAGGGGTCGGAGCTAGAGCCTCCGGCCCCTTCCCATGCCTGGCTCTAGGAGGCATCGTGGCTCGAAACGTAGGTCCAGCTTGTCGTTGGACTCCACCGACCATGGACCCACAACAAAAACCTTGTCGGCGATGCTTGCTCATTCGCCCCATCACCGACTTCGGCAGACTTGCCCACACGCGGGACGGTCTATCGAGTTGGTGTACGCCTTGCCATCGTGCGACAGTCGGAGCTAATCGGCAGGAGTACCAGCGGCGCTATCGAGAGAGAAACGGCGAAGCGATCAAGGTACGTGAACGCGCACGCTACCAATCTCGACCGCTTCGCCCGAAGCCGTGTGAGACATGCGGTGAGGTGTTCATACCGATAGAACGGAACCAGCAACGCTACTGTTCGGTAGAGCACCGAGAGCTGCGTCATCGGCTTCGGCCGGCTGTCCCTAAGAATCTCCGACGCAAGGTGCTCGCACGCGATGACTGGACTTGCTACTTGTGCGGCGGAGCGATCCCTGAATGGGTGCCGTGGCCGCACCAACTTGCCGGGACAGCGGATCACGTTATTCCGTGGATCGCGGGCGGCAAGGGAACACTCGATAACCTACGCGCCGCTCATTGGGCCTGCAATCGTAAGAAGGCGGGCAGGCTCTTGGAGGTCGCATAGTGCCGAAGCAGTACGGATACGCCACCAAGCGGGTTGCGAACGCAGCTCCTGGGCCGTGGAAGACGTGGCCCAAGACGCTCTCTCGGTGGGGACGGGCCATCCGCTTCCTCGAGACCTACTGCCGAGCGCCAAAGGGCGAGGGTCATGGCCGGCCGCTCAAACTGGCGATGGAACAGAAGGAGTTTCTGGAAGAAGCTCTAGCCGACGGTGTGGATCTCGCCATGCTCGGAACGCCGAGAGGTAATGGCAAGTCGACCTTCGGCGGTGGGCTCGGAGCGTGGGCCGTCTTTGATGATGACGAGACAGGTGCTCCACAAGTTCCTATCGTCGCCACGACCGTAGGACAGGCGATCCGCTCCTGTTACGGCGTCGGCGTCTCGATGATAAAGGCCGAGCCGGAACTCCTGTCGCGGGCGCTGATCTACACCGGCATCGCCACTCCGAGGGTGGTGGTGCCCTTCAACGAAGGCGAGCTGTTCCCGATCTCCAATGACCCGGATGGATTGCAGGGCCTCGACTACTCCCTGTCCATCGTGGATGAGATCGGGTTTCAGCCCATCGAGTCGTGGAACTCGCTACGCATGGCATCTGGCAAGCGGTCGCGCTCCCTTGCGATCGGGGTGGGAACGCCTGGCCTGGAGCGCAACAACGCCCTCGCGCATATCCGCAAGGTGCTCAAAGAAGGCGGCGAACTACCGGGCCTGTATTTCAAGGAATACGCAGCTCCCGATGGATGCGACATCAACGACCGCGAGGCGTGGAGAGTCGCCAACTTCGCCATCGGTGCCGGGTTCCTGCGCGAATCAGCCTTGGAGACGGACGTGGGTATCACGCCCGAGGGCCACTTCCGTATCTTCCGTCTGGGCCAGCACTACGACGGCGTTGACTCCTGGCTCGGACCGAACGGACGCCCGATGTGGGATGCGCTGCACGACACCTACGACTTCGTATCAGGCGCTCCGACGTGGGTCGGGGTGGACGTTGCTATTCAGCGTGACTCAACCGCCGTAGTGGCGATCCAGCGCGACGACAAGGGGATGCTGCGGGCCACCTGCCGGATGTGGGTGCCGACCAAGGACGAGCCGGTCGACGTGACCGACGTGATGGAGCATCTACGCGAACTGGATCGGGCCTACGACGTGAAAGCAGTCAGCTACGACCCACGCTTCTTCGATGTGCCGGCCAAGATGCTCCACGACGACGGGCTGCCGATGGTGCGGGTAGATCAGTCCGTCGAGCGTATGACGCCGATCTGCGGAACGCTGCTCGAACTCATCAAGCGCGGCGAGATCCGCCACGACGGGGACGAAGCTCTCGCGACCCACGTCCTCAATGCCGTGCCTCGTTTCAACGAGCGGGGCTTCACCCTCCAGAAGTCCAAGAGCCGGGGAAAGATCGACGGCGCGATTGCCCTCGCCCTGGCTGTCGATCGCGCCATCCGAACCGAAGGCCAGCGCAAGCCCTCCAAGTACAACGACCCATCCAAGAGGCTCGTCGTCGCATGAACTTTCCGAAGATCGCCACCGATGACCTCGTGCTGTTCGGCAGCCTCGCCCTTGCCTCCATAGGGGCTGCCCTGGTAACGGCCGGGACGACCAGCGACAGCCTGCTCGCCTTCGGAGTGGCGCTGCTCGTGTTCGGGCTGCCGTCAGCCCTCATCGCCTTCATGGCTGCGGCCGAGGAACCTAAGTGAGCATCGCAGGCCGCGCCGCCAAGACCGTTACCTGGACCTTCGACACCACCGTCAGCCCCGACAACGACATCATCCGCGAGCGGGTGCTGCTGAACGGAGCCGGCGGGGTGTGGAACGGGTCGAGCATCACGGTCGACAAGGCGATGGGCTTTATCCCGGTCATGGCCGCCATCCGCGTCATCTCCGAGACGATCAGCTCGCTTCCGTTGCAGGTGTTCGAGCGGCTGGAGCAGGGCAAGCGCCTCGCGCCCGAGCATCGGCTGTACTCGATGCTGCACGACTCGCCCAACCCCGAAATGACCTCCATGACCTTCCGAGAGGTGATGCAGAGCCACATCGAGTCGTGGGGCAACGCCTACGCCGAAATCGAGTACGACACCGACGGCTTTCCGCTGAACCTGTGGCCGCTGCGTCCCAGCGACATGACGGTCTACCGGATCGACGGGGAACTGGTGTACCTGTACCGCACCGCGGACGGCGAGGAGAAGCGCCTCAATCGACGCAACGTGTTCCACATCCCCGGACTGGGGTATGACGGCCGCATCGGATACTCGCCGATCCATATGGCCCGACGCGGGATCGCGCTAGGGATCGCGGTCGAGGAGTTCGCCGGCCGCTTCTACGACAACGATGCGCGACCGGGTATTGCCATCACCCTCGGCCCGGAGTTCGACTACGACGACGACGCCAAGAAGCGCCTAGCCGAGTCCTTCGACGCCACCCATACGGGACTGACGAATAAGCACCGCACCGCCGTCCTCGATGAAGGCATGGGTCTCGAGGAGATCGGTTGGCCGCCCGAACTCGGCAAACTGGTCGGGGACTCCCAGAAGTGGACGATCCCGACCGTCAGCCGCGTGTTCAACCTGTCGCCCCACATGCTGCATGACCTCGAACGTGCGACCTTCTCAAACATCGAGGAGCAGGGCATCAACGTCACGACCTACCAGTTCCGCCCGCGGACGGTGCGGTGGGACCAGCAGATCAAGCTCCAGCTCATGCGCGAGGACGCAAGGCACTTCGCCGAGCACAACCTCGACGGCCTTCTGCGCGGCAAGCTCGAAGATCGCATGAAGTCCTACTGGCAGATGTTCCAGATGGGCGCGATCACGCCGAACGAGATCCGGGCCAGTGAGAACCGCAACCACCGTGACGACCCCGATGGCGATACGTTCTACGTCCCGGTCAACATCGCCCCGGTCAGCGAGGAGGCCGAGATTCCGGTTCTGCCGCCGCTGCAACTCGCCACGCGATCAGCCAAATCCATCGAGGACCGCGCCAAGATCGCGGACAAATACCGCCCCCTGTTCGAACGCGTCACACGCCAACTGATCGAGTTCGAGTCCGAGCAGGTGCTCGCGGAGGCTGAACGCCAGGCGGTGGCGTGATCGACTGGCTGGAGGAGTTCTACGGCGATGCGCTGAGAGGCTCCCTGCTGGCAGCCCTCGGTCCCTTGTTCACCCGCTACGCCGCCGAAGTGTGGAAGGCCGAGGGCGGTACCGGCAGCCCGCCGGCCGCATTCGTCCAAGCCCTTGCCGAAGGCTACGCGGACCATCACCTCAACTCGTCGCGCATCCAGCTCCAGGAGATCGTCAAGGAATCGGGGCAGGACCGAGCTCTCGAAGCGATCCGCGAACGTCTGGCGGAATGGGCCGACAAGCGCCCCGCCAAGGTCGCTGCGAACGAAACGGTGAGGACGGCCAACGCCATCGCCGTCGAGCAGATGCGCTCCGAGGGCGTCGTCACCAAACGCTGGCAGTCGTCAGGTGGGGCGTGTCCGTACTGCTCCAGCCTCGATGGGACGGCCGTCGAGATCGAGCGCCCGTTCTTCACTCCCGACGATTCATACCAGCCCGAAGGGGCTGAGACACCGCTGACCTTCACCTCGGAGATCGGCGCACCACCCGTCCACCAAGGCTGCGCGTGTTCCGTAGTGGCCGGATAGCAAGAGGAACTCACTTGCCATGACTGATACCAAGAGCCCCCTTCACGGTGCCGCCGAGTGGGGTAAGAAGATGGCGGAAGACTTCGCCGCCGGAATCCGAGGCGAGTCTCCGATGGCGGTCAAGTTCGCTGACGGCTCGGACCACATCATCGAAGGCATCGGTATCCCATTCGGTGGCCCGCTGGCCGGTAAGGACATCCAGGGTGAGGCGTTCACCAAGTCAACCGACTTCTGCCTCGACTGGTTCGAGAAGCGGCCCCTGCTGTACGACCACGCCCTCAACGGCACGATCAAGACCTACAAGGTCGGCGACGTGTTCCAAGCAGAGACCCAGGATGCCGGCGTGTTCGTCAAGGCCGAGCTCAACAAGCGCGGCCGCTACTACAACATCGTGTCCAAGCTGATCGAGCAGAACGCGCTCGGCTTCTCGTCAGGCGCCGTACCGTACCTCGTCCAGCAGGACGCCCAGAAGAACATCACCCGCTGGCCGTGGTTCGAGCTCTCGCTCACCACGACTCCAGCCAACCCGGATGCGGTGGTCTACGCGGTCAAGGCGGCTGACGCCCTCGACCACTTCGACGCCGCCAACATCGACATCCCCGCCCCCGTCGAGGCCGCCCTCAAGGCGTTCGATGAGTGGGCCAATGAGCAGACCCCCGAGACCCCGGAATCGGAGTCTTACGCCGACATGTCCCAGCGGGTACTAGCTGAGATCAAGGCATGGGTCGAGTTCACGGAGGCCCGAGTGGACTTCCGTGCCAAGTCCGGCCGCGAACTGTCCAAGGCCAACATCGAATCGCTCAGGGAGGCGCACCGCATCATCGGTGGCCTGCTTGAGCGGGCCGACAAGCCTTCGCAGGACGAGGCCGAGGCTGCCAAGAGTGTCGCGGAGTACCTGCGCCTCGAAGCAATCCAGTTGGGCATGACGCCCGATTGACCTAACCCAACCCCCGCATACCGAGCCCGCCGAGAGGTGGGTTCTTTGGAGTACCCCAGAAATGTCCACGACCCTTGTCGAGAAGCAGCAGGCTCTCGACGCCGCACGCCGCGAGGCGAGCGAGTTCTACGCTGCCAACCCGACCGAGAAGATCGCGGCCGACGCGACCCTCAAGGACCAGGCCAAGCAGCACAACATGAAGATGTCCGACCTCCACGATGAGGTCGCTGACCTCCAGGAGATCGAGAACGGCCAGAAGGCCGCCAACGAGGGCCGCAAGTCGGCTGGCCGCGTTGTCACCGAAGACGACGGCGAGGTCAACACGAGCGCCACCAAGGCGTTCGATGCCGACGACGCATGGGCTTCGAGCGACGGCCTCAAGTCCCTCCAGAAGACCGGCGCCGACAAGTTCCGCGGCACCGTGGAGCTGGTCAGCTACCCGTCGTTCAAGGCGTTGCTCACCCTCGCCGACCTGACCCCGCAGAGTCAGCGCCTCCCGTTGGTCCAGTCCGCGCAGGACGAGACGACGGTCGGCGACCTGATGCTCCAGGGCACGACCGATTCCAACGTCATCTCGTACTACGAGGAGACGACCTTCACCAACGCCGCCGCAACGGTGACGGAAGGCGAAGCCAAGCTGGAGTCGACGCTGGACTTCACCGAGCGTACGTCCACGGTGCGGAAGATCGCCACGTGGATTCCGGCCACCTCCGAGTTCCTCGAGGACAACGCGGGCATCCGCTCGTACATCGAGGGCCGGCTGCGCTTCATGGTGGAGCGCGCGGAGGAGAATCAGCTCCTCAACGGAGACGGCAACGCGCCGAACATCTCCGGCATCCTGGATCACTCGATCCAGTCGGTGACCTCGACCAACGACCTCGACGCGATCTACCACGCCATCACGGAAGTCCGGGTGGATGGTCAGGCCGAGCCGACGGCGGCGGTCTTCCATCCGCTGAGCTGGCAGAACCTTCGGCTGGCGAAGAATGCGGACGACATCTACTACGGGCCCGGCCCGTTCAATCCCGACAACGTGGAGCGCATCTGGGGCCTGCCCGTGCGAATCACTCCGCTCATCGCGGAGGGCACGGCTCTGGTCGGTGCCTTCCGGCCGTTCGCGCAGGTGTTCCGCAAGGGCGGCATCCGCGTCGTGGCCTCGACGGAGCACGCTTCGTACTTCATCGAGAACAAGGTCGCCATTCTCGCCGAGGAGCGGCTGGCGCTCGCGGTCTATCGGCCCGCGGCTTTCTGTAAAGTGACGGGGCTCGCTTCTAGCTAGTCACCGGTCTAACTAGTACAATGGGCGGGTAAGTCCGCATCGGGTTACCCGCCCATGACAACCCCTCGTCCCAAGCGCCGAACCGGTCGCGAGAAGCCCTGCCACCAGTGCGGAAAGATGATCTACGCATCGGCGTGGCAAGAACGGAAGGGGCAGGGAAAGTTCTGCTCCATCGACTGCAAGAACGAGTCGATGCGCCTCCAGGGACCGGGCGCCGCGTTCAAGCGTCCCGACGGCTACGTGATGATCTACTACCCCAAGCATCCAGACGCCGGAGGCAGGAAGTTCGTCCTAGAACACCGCCTCGTCATGGAGCAGAAGATCGGCCGTCGCTTGCTCAAGACCGAGCACGTCAACCACATCAACCATGTTCGGGACGACAACCGGCCCGAGAACCTGATGCTCATCAATGCCAGTGACCATGCCCGCGAAACGGCTGCCTGGAGCGTTGTACAGCGCAAGCGAGCGCGTGAACGGCTCCGGGCGTTGGAAATGGAAGTCGCGGAATATCACCGTCGGTACGGACCACTAGAGGGTTTCACTCCATGACCGACAACGTGTATCTCAACAAGGACCGGACGGCGGTCGTGTCCGAGTTCGCGGCCGGTAAGAAGTGGCAGGTGCCACGCGCCGAAGCCGTCCGTCTCGGGCTGCTGGACTCACCCGACAAGCCGGTTCAGGCACGACGGGCTCCGGCCTTCGATGCCAGCGCCGCGGTGGCACCCACCGACAAGCCCAAGCAGAAGCGCCGCTCCGCGCCCCGAAAGAAGAAGTAAGCCATGAGCCTCGTCGCCCTCGCCAGCGCCCAAGCCCGCGCCGGGTCAGCCGTCACGCAGGAGATGATCGACGGGGTAGAG